AGATACACTTGATAGCGTACCATTATTAAAAGCAATTTTTCCATTTCCAGGATCTGCATCTGAAGTTGTACTTTCAAATGTCATTGACAGTTGCGAATTTGTGCCAGAAGCTCCAGTTGCGCCTGTTGCACCTGTTGAACCTGTAGCACCAGTAGCACCTGTATCGCCCTTCAATCCTGTTCTTGTAAAATGTACCGACAATTCGTCTGCAGCACTAAAAGTATTGTTACTTGCTAAATGTTCTACTGTAATTTTATTGTAGCCACTTGCATCTGTAACTGCAGCAGTAATTTTAAATCTTGCGTAAGTTGAGCTATCGTTAATATCTACAATATGTATAAAACCTTTAATGGTTGAAGTAGAAGAACCCCATGATTGAACATCAGTTGCTGTGCTACCACCATTAGAATCTGCATCATCTATATATATTTCTGTAACAGATGCATATGTTCCATTGTTAAATGCTATTTCTCCTGCACCAGGATCTGCATCAGATGTGCCTGTGTCAAATTTGTAAAAATATCCAGGTATTGCTCCATCTTCTCCATTAGCCACAAAAGATATAAAACATTTTGTGTCATTAGCTATTGTTCCATCAGAAGCTATGTGAGTTACTAATACTTTTGTATAACCGCTTTCGTCAGATATTGCACCTCTTACTTTAAAGGTAATATAAGATGTTAGTGTACCTGCATTTTGTACTCTTATACGACCTCTGTTTGTATCGTTGCCAGTTACATCATCAAAAGATTGTACCCATGCGGAAACATCTAAACCATTTAAGTCAGCATCATCTATGTACAATTCAGTAACGCTAGAAAATGTAGCGTTATTCATTCTAAATACACCTGCGCCTGGATCTGCTTCAGATGTTGTTGTAGAGTATTTAAATAATGCAGAATCTCCTCCTGCAGGTAAAAAATCTGCAATAGTAGTTAGATCTCCTGAACTATCAAAACCCAATGCTTTGTTTGCCCTAGTAGTAGCATCATCTGTAAACTCTGCAGAGCTAATCGTGTTAGTTCTTGATACTTTAAAAGACCTGTCAACTTCTTCTTGTATTTCTTGACCTATGGATAAATTTTTGTCAAACGCACCTTCTACGCTATCTGCAGTAAATGGATCGTTTTCAACTAAATCTAATGTTTGTGTTCGTGTAGTAACTCGTCTTAATATAACAGTTTCTCCAGATGCAGGGGTATTACCAGATGTAAAAGTAACATTTCCACCTGTCGTTGTTCCTGCGCCACTTACTGTATAATGTGTTGTTAATGTTTTTACAGTTTCTACACCAACGGAAGAACGAATAATTACCTGCATATCAGCATCTGCACTTATCTTGAATTGATACGCAAAAACTGTAGTTGAACCATCACCAGAATAACTATTCTTAATAATTGTAGTTGATACTGTCATATACTATCTCCTAGCTTATTTTGCCTTAAAATATATTATTTGTCTATTTCCTCTTTTTCTTCTTTACTTTCTTTAGCTCGTTTTTTTGATTTTTCAATTTGCTCCAAAAAGTACTCTTTTTCTGCTGAATCATTCATTAAATTAAAAAGCTCCATAATGTAAAACAGTTTTTCTTTTCTGGTTTTTATAGTATTTAACTCTTGCAACCATACATCTCCACCAGCTTTTGCAGTTAATTTTTTAATAAACAATGGGTGAGTTTTTAATGTTCCGTCTGCAAGTTTATTTGTAATAAGTTGTTTTTCAAATTCATTTAATTCTTTTGGATTATCAAAAAACTTTTCTATTACTTCACCATTAACATAATTCATAGTTCTATTTATAACATCAATTTTATCTTTAATAGGTTCTATATATTTTTCTACATTAGGATTTCCTCCTATTTTTATAAATCTATTAAGAATTGGCCCTGTTAAAGGATTTGATGGATCTAGAATATCTAAACTTATGTTTTTGCCATCAAGAAATTTACTTACATCAATACCTAAAAATTCAGCCATTTCTAAAGAAGCACCATCAACATCATTGGTTTTAAATTTGTAAAAACCTGTGCCTGAATATTTATTAAAAATATATTTAACCTGTTCAAAATTAGCTTTACTAAAATTTTCATCTATAAACTTTATACCTGTGTCAGCCATAAACTGTTGTATATAATCTTCAAATGATAAATCTGGTTTATCAGATTTAAAAATTGCTTTGTACCTTTCTCTTTCTTCTTCACTTGCATTTAAAATTTTATAACTTGTATATAATTCAGGATCAATAATAGGTGCGCCTGTATAGTCATCTGTAGGAACATTATCTCCACCAAAAAATAGATCTATCGTATCTGGTACAAATCTAAATATTGGATTTAACCCTGGTAAGCCGCCTTCATACAAGGTATCAAACATATTAAAGAAAGAATATTTATCTGCGTTAACTGCTTCCCACAAAGTACCACTTAAAATACGAGATGTTTCATCTAACGCAAATCTCATGTATACAACACGCCCATCTGCTGTTAAACCTAATGGAATAACTAAATAATTTTGTTGGTCGTATTCAGGAATAGCTTCCATCAAAGCTGCTGCGCCAACTCCAAACATACCTATTTTCATTGCAAGTTGTACTATTTTTGGGCCAAAACTGTATTTAGCATATTTAACACCTACTTCTACTGGTCTTTCTGCTAGATTCATTGCATCTCTAGAAACCCCTCTTTGCCATGCATTAAAATACAAAATTAAAGTATTTGTTATATTGTGCGCTTTTCCATGATTTAAAAAATTAGGAGAACCTGCATCATTAACAGCTCTTAAAATTAACTCATTTTCAGACATACTAATTTTGCCTTCTTCTCTTAATTTAACTAACATTTTTGCTCCACCAATTTTACCTGCTCTTTCTGTAACGATAGCCAGTTTGCTTAATGTTTGAAAAAATTTCCAAGGGTATAAAACTTGTTGCCACAAAGGACTTTGCGGATTGCCATAGGCTTCAGCTAACATGCGAGAAAATTCAACTTCATATTCATTTCTGCCAAGTTGACTTTTGCCTTTTAAAATTTGCAATTTATATCCTAATTTAGATTTTGGATCTTTTATTAATTTAAATTGAAAATTTTCAGGCAATGTGCCTTGATCTAAAGCATTACGAAAACCTCTTGTCTTTGGAATCATCATGCCTCGTCTTAACATATATTCTACATGCGCCATAGGCGTATCTGGTATGCCTAATTTTTTATAAATAGCTTTCCAAAAAGGACTTTTTACTTTACCAAACACACTTACCCAGGCTTCAGGAATAGCGCCAAAATATGCCCTTATCATAGATCTATCGCCCATTGTATATAAAGAACCTAAATTTCTATTAGATCCTGTTATGTCAAGCAATCTAGCGCCTGGTATATTTATAGCAGATGCACGAATATCTCGTTGCCCATTAACGAGCCAAAAAGCAGGATTAATTTCAGTAAACAAATATTGGAATGGTCTGGCAAATATTCTTGCTTGTGGTAAAGCACTTGGGTTTGACATCCATATGTCAGCAATTACTTTGTTTAAAAATATACCTTTTGGTTTTCCGTTTTCAACATATCTAACCAAACTAAAATCTTTACCTGGGTGGTTTTTTTGTCCTGGTTTTGGGTAATCTATTATTTTGTTACCTTTTTTATCTGTACCTTGAAATTCTCTTTTTGCAGTTACAAAAACTTCAAATTGATTTTTTTTACCTGTAACTGTGTCAACATTTTTAGATGCATAATCTTGTGCTATCCAATCCCAATTTCTTTTTATATATTTTATAGTTTCTAATTTTTCTCTATTCCTTTTAGATGACATTATTAAAAGAATATCTTTTTGTACTGTAGCTATGTATGAATTATAAATTTTACCTAAAGAACCTTTTGTTTCTCTAATCATAGAATCTAAACCAGTAAAACCACCAT